CCTTCAAATATCCCAAATGAGGATATAAATGAATGGATAGCCAACAATGACAATTTTAGCGAAGAACTTGATCAAAAACTTTCAGAAGCAGAATTTGAGTTTGGATTTGGTCTTGATGGTAATATGAATGAAATCGACCAAGATAACGAAACAAGATTTGACGTCTATAATTCTAAAGGTGAAATCACTTGGGGAGGACATTGTTAAACATATAAAAAAACCTATGGCAAAAATTCTAGTGGCTTGTGAAGAAAGCCAATCAATTACTAAAGAGCTTCGTGATTTAGGTCACGAGGCTTTTTCTTGTGACATTCTACCTTGTAGTGGTGGTCATCCCGAATGGCATATACAGGCGGATGTTTTCACGATCATTAACCAAGGATGGGATCTAATGATCGCACATCCTCCATGTACATATTTATCCGTAAGCGGAGCTAGACATCTTTACAATAAAGATGGATCTAAAAATCTTGAACGATGGGAGAACCAAAAAATCGCCTTAGATTTTGTACAAAAGCTTATGGATTGTCCGATCCCACGAATAGCAATTGAAAACCCTGTATCGGTTATATCAACAAAAATCCGTAAGCCCGATCAAATCATTCAGCCATATATGTTTGGTGATGAGGCAACTAAGACAACCTGTTTATGGCTCAAAAACCTTCCAAAGCTTGAACCCACCAAAATGGTTGGTAAAGGAGAAAGAACTGTTTTTAAGAGTGGAAAATCTCATCCTAAATGGTATGCTGATGCTTTAGCCAACGCAAAAACTTCTGCCGAACGTAGAACCCTAAGATCAAAAACCTTCCAGGGCATCGCCAGGGCTATGGCGGATCAATGGACTAAAAATCTTTTATGATTTCCTTAACAAATATTAGCAAAAAACTTTTAAATATTTACAAAAACTTCCTAATTTTACATTCTACAACCAAAACAAAAAACCATGCACGAATTAATCACACTCAGTTATCAGATGAAGTGCGGTATTACTGGCACTATCATCGACAAAGGCGAACAAGCCTATTACAATTACCAGACAAAAACCTGTATTCATCCATTGGAATATGAGAAGAATATGAGCCAGGTCAAGATAGGTGATCCAAAAACCTATTTTACTAGACACCAAAAACTTAACAAATAAAACATACAACACATGAAATTCGAATTCGTAGCCGAAACCGACCAATTACTTAATGACACAATCTACTTTACAAAGCAAGATGGTGTATTTATCAGTGGAACTATCAGCACTAAAAAAGAGGTTGCTTATGCCATCTTTGAGAAGCTTAGTCAAGGTCTACCACTTAGAACATCAGAAGTCCTAGAAACAAAAATCTATCCAAAACCCTCGCAAGAGTAAAAACCAAAACCAATGTTGAAACTAACCCTAGAACAAAAGAAAAAAGGTATCAAAGAAGAATTTACCTATGTAAACAGTAACGGAAGAATGTCAAAACAATACACCTATAAGGGGATGTATATAACTTGGGATAACCAAATCCTACATGGCAAATGGTATTACTGGAGAGCTAGTTATTACGCTTCATTAGATGCCGCAGTTCAAGGAATAGACAGACATATCAATCACTATAAAAACAAATAAACAAATGCTACAAATTACAGATTACAGAAGCCTTTTTAGGTATGGGGACATGAAGAAGATTATGGAGATAACAGGCTATAGTCGTTACGTTATTGAAACAAGACTTAAGAACAATGACTATGAGATGACCGAGCTAATAAAAACCTTTTATTCCAAAAAACTAGAACTACTTAAAAACCAAATAAATGACTACAGCGAAATTTAGAACACCAAGACAAAACTTACTAAAGAAAAAACCTCTTTATGTAGATCAGGACATCGTAAACAACTTAGTTAAAAAGGTAGCTAAAGCTTGTAATATAGATGTTAGGATTATCACTAAAAAAGGTAGATATAGACCTCAAGTACTTGCTCGTAATATGTGCTTTTATATCCTTCATGTACACTACAAGCAAAAAGCCGCCCAAATAGCTCCTTATTTCCATAGAGATAGGACTACAGTACTACATGGCATAAACACCTTTGTAAATGATGTAGAAGTTGTGCCATACTATATGGAGCAATACACACAAGTTAGAAGTAAGATTAAAATACCAAAACTATATTCAGAAAACTATTAAACCAAACACTATGCTATCAACATTCGCACACATGAACGAAGTAGACAAAAAAATCTTTGTCGCTAAGATTATCCACAACATGAACTACAGCCAATCAAGTTTTGAAACTATGGAAGCTATAGTTAAAATGTGGGAACAATATCCAATCAAACAAGCAACATTTTTTACACAATCAAATCAATTAACACATGGAACTGCAAACAACTAGCCCAAGCTACGAGTTAATCAACAAAGACTCAATGCTACAATTATCTAACGAGTTATCTAAACTAATTAAAGAAAAAGGTTTAAGCTCAAATATTCAAGGCAAACAATTCGTAAACGTAGAGGGATGGCAATTTGCTGGTGCTTCTCTAGGATTGATGCCAATTATTACAGAAACTAAAGATTTATCTAATGAAACGACTTTTAAATATATGGCGACTTGTGAAGTTCGCAATATTACAACAGGTGCAGTTGTTGCTACTGGCATTGCTCTTTGTTCCAATTCCGAGAAAACTAAGAGATACTTTGATGAGTACGCTATCTTATCTATGGCTCAAACAAGAGCAATTGGGAAAGCCTATAGAAACTTACTTGCGTGGCTTATGAAAGCTGCTGGATTCGAAGCGACACCTGCTGAGGAGATGGACTTTGTACATGAAGAGCCGAAAAAAACCTCTAAGCCAGTACAAGAAGTAGTTGCTGAAATCTTACAAGAAGAGCCTACAAGAGAAGAAATCATGATGGAAATAGCACAATGCACTAAGGTTAAGCAGTTGACTGATGTTTACTATACTTATAAGCAAACATTTGATTCTGATGAAACATTGATGAAGGTATTAAAAATGAAAAAAGAAAACCTAAAATAAAATGAATTTAACATTATTACCCAAAGTAGAACTTGCTTCTATTGAGCCTAACAAATTTGCTATTGAGTTAATCAAGTCGCAGATAGTAGATCACTTTACACAGACTGGTGAGTCACCATTAGAACTACTCGTTAAGTCTGAGGCTGTAGTACAGCTTTTAGAAGGCATTAGAGCCGATTTAAAGGAGTTAGTACTAGATGAGCTTAGTAAGTATCCTGGAGGCAAGGCTGAGGTCTTAGGAAGCGAAATGGCTAAGTTTGAATCAGGAGTTAAGTATATCTATGACCAAGACTATACTTGGAGCAAGATGAATGACCAATTAGAGTCTATGAAGTTTGCTATTAAGGAAAGGGAAAAGATGCTTAGAACACTACCAACCTCTATGGTTGATCCTGAATCAGGCGAAATGGTACACCCAGCTCCTAGAATTAGCACTACAACCTTTAAGATTAATTTAAAAAAGTAAGTATGAAAGAAACATTATTGCAAAAATTGCAAGAAAAATATGGCAAAGATTATGATATTAAAGAAGCAGATAAAGTATACCCTGAAGAACTAGAAATATTTTATGAATATAATATTACTTTATTGCAAAGCGAAGATGGAACTGACATTTATAAACTTAGACGAAAAACAAAAGATAAAGTCTTTATTATAACAACTTGGCATACAAGTTCTGATACTGTACTTAATCATTTATTAGGTCTATAAAAACCTTTACCACCTCAAGATATTAAATATTTTTAACCAAAATAGTAATTAGGGAACTTGGGGTGGTTATTTTAAACTACAAACATGAAACAAACCATAATATTTTTATACGAGTTGGTAAAGTTTATAGTAATATCAATACCACTAGCAATATTTTTATTTGTAACATTAACCATAATTAGTAAATTCAAGAAGATATGATGGAGATTGCAGGATTAGAGAACTCAGTACCAGTGAGGATGATTTATGTTGATGACAAAAGTGAAGTATTGTTCAAGTCTTTAGCTCATGCAGCAAGGAATACAAGAATCACACAAGACTCAATAAAGAAGTCACTTAATCCGTTACTGAAGCGTAGATTTAAGCACAATGATAGAGATGTGATATTTAGGATAGTAAAGGATAAATAGTATATTTGTCAATGCAAACCGTACTTTGCAGTTAAAACTTATTGCCCGAAGAGGCGTGGGGGTGTACGGACTCCCGCAAATCTGAGGGCTTTTTTATTTTATGAATACAGGAATGATTGTTAAGAGCAGATCTGCTGAAAAGTTTACTGCTATCGACAACGAGATTATTAGGAATGTCGAATTAACATTAGAGGAGAGAGGATTATTAATTTACTTACTAAGCATGAGGCATGATTGGGTAGTTTATAAAACTAACTTACATGAACGATTAGGTTGCACTAAAGGTCAACTAGACAGAGTTTTTAAGGGATTACAAACAAAGAACTATATCTTGTCTGTAAAGGTTATAAATGAGCTTGGAAGGTTTACTGGATGGAATCATGTAGTATATGATACACCAGCAATCCGAGATGATAAATCACCGAGTTCAATAAATGCCGAAGTCGGTGAAAGTGCCCCTATAAGTAATACTAATACAATTAATAGTAAATTAAATATTAAGAAGACTAAGTTTATAAGACCAACAGCTAATGAGATAGACTTATATGCTAAAGAAATAGGTTTTTTAACTCTTGATCCTTCTTACTTTATAGACCATTATGAATCTAATGGTTGGTTAATAGGTAAAAACCCTATGAAAGATTGGAAGGCTACTGTAAGAACTTGGAAAAGGAATAGTTCCAAATTTAATACTACTAATGTACCTACAAACAAAATAACTACACAAATAAAACTTAAATGATAGCTATAAACCTACCAAAAGCCTTAGATATTGAATCTAACATACTTGGGTCATTACTTTTAGACAAAAGGACTATCCCATTGGTTATAGGTCATCTAAAAACTGACATATTCTACGATCTAAAGCACCAAAAAATCTTTAACGCTATTAAGGAAATGTATGATAGTAACATATCTATAGACCTTACTACTGTAGCTCAAAAACTTTCACAAGATAAGGACATCCAAGATGTTGGTGGAGCTTTTTACCTATCTAAGTTAACTGATAATGTAACAACAACTGCTCACTTAAACACCCATATTGAGATTGTTATTGAGATGTATAAGAAACGTGAAGCTTATAAAGTACTTAGAATAGCTGAAAACCAATGCTTAGATAACGATAGTCAGTCATTAGACCTATTATCTGACCTTAATAGTCAGCTATTATCTATCCAAGAATATGTCAATATCTATGAAAAAAGCATAACAGACGTAGTTATGGCTATCAACTTTGCTAGGGACTTAGCAAGTAATGGCGAACTTTTAGGATTTAATACAGGATTTCAAGAATTAAACCAAACTATAGCAGGATGGTGTAAACCTGACCTATGTATTATAGCTGCAAGACCTGGTGCAGGTAAGACTGCAATGATGCTTTCAAGTGTTTATCACTTAGCAATCCTAAATAACGTTCCTACGGCTATTTTTAGCCTCGAAATGAGCTCCGAACAGCTTGTTGAAAGGTTAGAGTCAATAACAAGTCAAGTGCCTTTAAAACGCCTTAGAACGAATAATTTGAATGATTACGAAAGAAAGGTACTTTTAAAGACCGATGACAAGATAATCACAGCACCCATCTACATAGAGGATACTGGAGGAATCAGTATCTCACAACTCAGAGCTAAGGCTACTATTCTAAAGCAG